AGCTGCAATATCTTCCTGGGACTTAGTTCTCTCTTCTTCTGCTCTGGCTTTTAAAACCGCAATATCTTCCTGAGATTTTATTTTTTCCTCATCCACTGCCACTTTCATCTTGGCAATGTCCTTTTGAGATTTTACTTTTTTAGTATCTGTTTTATCTTTTTGTTTAAGTTTTGCTTTATCCAGAACAAGTTTCTTTTCAGCAATTTCTTTATCGTCTTGGTTCTCTTGTGCTCTGATCTGCAACTCTTGTTGTTTTAATTCTACCACTCCATCATCAGGTGGTGCCAATATTTCTTCTAAAGCTGGCATCACCATCTCCAGTAATTGTAGCTCAATTTGTGCTTTGAGTGCTTCTTTTTCTGGATTAGGTGGAGGAGGTGCGCCTGGTGGCATACCCGGAGGTCCCGGAGGCACTGGTCCGCCTGCTTGCATTTGTGGTGGCATCATGCCGTTTCCTCCTTGTGGCATAGGTTGTTGTTCCGGCATTTGTTGATCGGCTTGTTTCTGTGCTTCCAACGATATNTGTTGAAATATATGCGACGTTAAAGTCGGCACCGTTGTCGGATTCATCATGGCCACAGGACTTTCAAGTAAAGTTAAATGCGCTTCAATATGCGTCATGTGTTCCTGTTCAGGAAAAGCCATAGGAGGAGAGCCCATCAATACTGAACCATTTTCTTGCGCAGGATCCACAGGAGCGGGAGGTGGTGGATCGGGCATTAATAGTGCGTCAATATTTTCTGAGCCCAGCGCCTCATACATGCGGCGATAGGATTCTTTGATATTGTGTATTTCTGGGTTACTTTGTACTAACTGTAGTTCCTGTTGAGCCAATGTTATACGTTGACTCATAGAAAAGAAGTTTGGATCAGAAACTGGAATGACATCAACGCGACCGTCAAAGTCCTGTTGCTTAATCATTTGATCGCCACCCGTTACCTGATACGGATATTCAGGAGGCAAAGACTCTGAGAACAATCTGGCTAATATCTTAAATTCTGTTTTTTGAGCATAGTGCAGTCGTTTGTGAACAGCTGACATGACTCTTGTGCCTTGCTCCAAAAGCGCCATGGTGGTGCCAACAGGAAGTTCCTGATTGCCTTCGCCTATTTGTAAATTGGTTATAGAAGCAAATCTTTGCCCAGCTTCAACACAAGAACCCATTAAAGCAAGTAGGGTTTGTGAAGGTTCTTTATAAGGCAAAGGTATCAAAGAATCTCGAAGCGCACCCCCTGGTGCATCTACATCACGAAACTCTCCTGGTTCCAATGGAGTTTCGTCGTCCCTGATTCTCAATCCCCTGGCTTTAAATCCAGCAGGAAGATTGGCTAGGGTTCCGGCATCTATGAGCTGTCTCAAGGCTCCGGTTGCGGTTCTGGAAAGTCCTCCAATCATGTGAATAAGTCCAAACCCGTAGAAACCCAAACCTGGGAGAAATTTGTAATGAACGAAAAACTGAATTTTTGTTTTCAGGGGATCGTTCGGATTATAGTTTCTACGGATCGCTAAAACTTGATTTGAAGTTCGGTCAACGGTAATTATATAAGGGAGATGAAAACCATCGGGATCTTCAAAACCAGGGATGTCCATGGACACATGAAACTCTAGGAGCTCATACATCATTTCATTAACGCCAGTGGTTAATCCTTCAAGGTCATCTACTTTGTCTTTGGGCTTACTGGCAATGTTCGTTTCACTAGGTTCCAGTGAAATGTCTCTATAAAACCCCGCTACTTGCTGTGTACGCACCTCGTTATAGGTCATTTTTACTATATGGGTCACTCTTTCACAGGTTTCAATGTCACTGGCGGTATAGGGCACCACTAAATCTTCAGTAGGCACAAAAGTGCTTACTGCTCGTTGTTTGCTTGGGTCAAAATAGACTTTTTTGAAAGCGGAACCTGCTAGGGGCAAATAAAACAGTAATTGGTCCATTTCAGGGGTATATTCCTGCATTACCGTGGTGATTTGGTAGTTCATAAACTCTTGCACGCGCTGCGCCTGAGCCTCGCTTTCAGGGTTTTCGAGCCCCATTATTCGGGTTTTTACGGGTCCTTTGGAAGGTAAAAGCTCTTTAAAGGCTTGGGCTTGAAATTGAGTAACGGATTCTGCCAGGAGGGGGTGGGTTACCCCTGATGCTCCCGGAAACGGTCGCTCACGGTCTTCATATTTGAATCCAAGGAGATCCAAGCCTTCAACATAGGTTTGTTCCCAATCGGCTCGACTGCTATGGTCATCTTCAAAATCTCCAACTAGGTCGTTGGCTATCAGCCCAAGGGCTGAATCGTCTATGTGTTCCGCTAAATTAGCATCAAAAGGAACCTGCTGCTGTTGCTGCTCCATGCCATAGGGATCAAAATTTATTTCAGCTGAACCGTCTTCTATAAAAGAGACAGCAGCCCCACTGTCCATGGGCAATGGTTCTTCGATCTCGACCGTTTGCCCAGCTTCGACATCTAAGTCAATCAGATCAGCAATACGATCTATGTTCGTCGGTTTATTTCCGCCAATTGTGGCCATTAGTTAGTTCTCCCAAATTCTCTAGGAAGGGGCTGTAAGTAATCCATTAAAACTTCTGCTGTTTGTTCTCCGAAACTTGGGTCTTCTGGCATCATAGTTGCTTCTGCCATTTTTGCAACGGCTGGAACTGTGCCAAGCGCTACTCCACCCTGTTTTATTATGCTGGTAATTTCACTGTTTGTCTCTTTTGCCAAGCGCTCCCACTCTATTGCTTCTTTAACTTTATTGACTTTTCTAGCTTCTATTGCCGCTTGCTGAGACCTGCGAAGTCGGGTAAGCATATTTTGTGCGTATGTTTGAGCAGTTGAGTCCGCAATATTTGGTTGTAGAGTTTTAATAGCTCTTTGAAGAAGCTCTCTTGCCGCTTGTTGCGTTGGTGATCTTAGTCTATAAGGAAGGTCAGTACCAACAAGACTTGCTTGGTCATAACGGCTATAGTTTTGCTCCCAAGGGCGTTGGGATTTTTTTCCAAAACTCGCTTCACTTCTGTTTTTACCAATGAATTGTCCGGTTTTGCCTTCCCGCATCATTTTGTCTGTTTTTTTCAGGGAGGCCTCCATAGCCTCTTTCATTTCTCTGTTTGCAGCTTCTTCTATCTCGTCCCATTGGGACTTGGGCTTCTTTCTTTTTATCAGAGTCGCAATTCCCTGCCCTATTTTTATTGGGTTGGCCATTAGTTAGTCCCCAAATATTCTGTTCCAGAGCAATAAATCTCCTATTCCTCCTTGTTCAAGGGGTTCTTCGTCAAGGGCTAAGTCAAATTCTGGCTCCTCATAATAGGGCGTTGTTCCTGATGGACCAAAAGCAGCTCCCATGCCTCCGCCCATGCCTGTTGCTCCTAGGGCTTCTTTGATAGCGTCTTCTTCGTTCCGAAACTCTGGTTGAGTTATCCAATCAGGTAGTTTTCCTTCTCTTGCTAAACCTTCCATTTCTGCGCCGCCTATAAATCCTAGGCCTGCGCCTATTGGAAACCCCATTTTTTTTAAAGCTCCTTTGACTATCTGCGCTGTTGATACCCTTTCAAGTATCACAGGGGGAACTCCATTGAGCATTGATTGAATTTCATCTAAAGCTGCCCTTTTTGTAGTCGCTGGAAGATTCATTTTCCCAAGGGACTGCTCAGCCATTGCGAGGGCTTCTTTGTGTTTGGGGGAAATGCCGTATTGTCCCCTTAAAGGATTAAACTCGTCTAAAGGATCTCCCTCTGCTTCTCGTAATCTCCTTTCCGCAATTTCTTCCGGAGTCAGTCGACGGTTGACCTTGGGCTTTTTTCTTCTAAAAAGAGAGGCAAGACCTTTGCCTACTGTAGTTGGCCAAGCCATTAGTATACGCCTGTAAAGTTAGTACCGCGTTTAGCGATGCCTCCGCCTCTTGATTTTCCTTTACCAGCTCCTGGTTTGGGACCCTTGGAGGTTGCCATNTTNTTCTGTTTGGCATAAGGAACAAATCCTTGGTCCTTGATTACTTCGCCTTTTTTTACTGACATTGTTTTCTCCCGATTAGTAATACTCTTTGATTCTGCGCGGAGCATTGTCCTGCATAT